ACCTACTGAAAATCTAAACTCTAAATAATTACTTGTATTTGGAGATTTTATAATTGTCTCAGCATCTGTGTTTTTTACTATAGAATATCCAGTTAATCCATATAGTGGATTTATTGTCTGTGTATTTTCTAATCTTAAAGCATCAAGCGCAATATAGTAGTCATCTGAAGGATTATCTGATACTAGTACACATGCATATATTTTTACAACAGTTACAGCGTTCCATGTAAAACCAGAACTTTGATATAACTCTTCTAGTCTTTTTGTTATTACAAAATATCTGTTATTTTCAAAATCATATGTTCCACCTGTACCGCTTCCATTTTCTAATTCAGCTTCAAAACTAGCAAATTCTCCAGAATTTTCTGTGTCTGTTTCTGAAAATGTTACTAATATTCTAACTGTATCTGGAACGGCAGATGAGTTTCCATTTTTACTTATTAAAGAAAATGCCAACCTTAATTCGTCTTTAATTGAATTTCTTGTAAAATTAACATCAGCTCCAGTTAAGTGGATATGATTAGATCCAGTTTCAACAACAAAATGCCCTGCTGAATTTCCTGTTGATGAATCTATTGTTAAATCAGAGTCGTCACCTCTAATCATAATAATATTATTTAAAAATCTGCAACGCTCATATCTTTCTGGCCTAGGAGATTTAAAAAATATTGAGTTATCTGCATTTGTTTGAAAAACTTTATCTGTTGTAGAAATTATATTGTCATCATCCTCATCAAGAGGTGATGTAATTGTTGGAATAGGAAGTGCCGCACTTGAGGTATGATATTGCCAGTTTTCTCCTTGCGTAAATGCAAAAACTGTTTTACTATCAAATGCTCCAGCAGATGGGTTTGATCCTGCAGAATACACTCCTATTTCTGTAATTTCGTATCTTTCTTCTGTTGGTAACTCTGCTGTAAGTACTAATTTTTCTGAACTACCGTCATTAATAAAACCTCTAGAAGATATAGGAACACGAATCATTTCAAAATCTAAATTTTCTTTTGTAGAATAATCTCCATATGGATCCCCAGTTGCCAATGGTTGGGCACCACACCCAATTGCAATATATGATGCATAGGCAGGTGCCTGCCCCAATAGATATTTTCCTATTATTTCTTTTCCTTTATCTGTTATCATAATTGCACCTCATATATTGTACCACCTGTAACTATTTGAACCTCTATTTGTTCATCTTCTTGAATATTTATGGCTTCTACTATTAAACTACCAGTTTGTGGGTCAATATATACATGTTCTAAATCTGGACCAGTTCCTACTTCTGGAACTTTTGAATCAAAATTTATTGGAAAATTTTGAAAATATTTATTTGATATACCTTCTATGCTAACAATATTATTTGAATTATATTCCTGTTCAATATTAAATAAATTTTTAATTGGTTGGTATATAATGTTTTGTCCATTTATAATATCACTTCTGGATATACTTACTAATTCTTGTCCCGCCAAATTTTCAAATATTAAATCTGCCATTATTTCAACAGGAAGTAAATCATCATTTATTAACACTGTATCAATTGGTGCAGTTTTTACTGGCGGAGGAGGTGGCAATTGGGTAGTAGGGCTTATGTTTGATGGTATAGCAGAAACTGTTGATGGTGTTGATGGAGTTGGATTTGGGCTTGGATTAGGTTTAGGGTCAGGTTTAGGGCCAGGTCCAGGGCCAGGTCCAGGGCCAGGTCCAGGGCCAGGTCCAGGCGCAGGTTCTGAAGTTTTACCTATATTGGCTATTCTTTCTTTTATTGCTTTAACTCTTTCTCTTGATTCTTCTAGCCTTGCTCTTATTTCATTAATTCTTGCATATCTATCAGAACTTTCTTCAGCCCTTTGTTGTCTTTTAGCTATCTCTTCTTCAGATGGCTCAGAATTTTTTATGGCATTGCTTACAGCAGTTGTTAGTCTATCTTTTAATCCTTGCTCTGACCAATCTATATCACCTCTTGCAACTGCAGCATCACGAGCCATTCTACCCTTATGAGCATCATCTGGATCTATTCTTCCAGCAACTTGATCTTTTTTTACTTCCTCTGCTATTTTTTCTGGTAAAGCTCCTACTGAATCTTCAAAAACACCGTCACCATCAATAAGCATTCCTCCATCAAAAAATGGCATTTTATACCTCGCTTAAGTAAACAGTCATAGATGGGCCATTACTTCCTCTAGAATATTCTATATTATATACTACAAATCTATCTGATTCTTTTGCAACTAAATTAACATCATCACTACTTTTATAATCTATTTTTACAATATCTCCAAGCTGTAACGTTGGAATAGTAAATATATTTACTCCTATAGACTTTTTTGGAACCATAACTTTATTTATAATCCAGCCCATTAAGGCTTCAGCATCGTCTTGGGTTTGAATATATGGAGTATTCAAACTAAAATCATTCTTACCATAAAGCATTCTGCTTATCTTAATAGAATCATATTTTTCTTTATTAATAAGTGGAGAGTATAGCAAAGAACTACCTTGCAGTGGTGGATCTGATAAATTGCCAACTTTGTTAAAATAATCATCTACGCTTAAATTATATGTTGTATCTTGTGTAAATGCTATTCCTTGAATTCTTAAATAGTTACCACTTGTAGAATCTAAATTTAGCGCAGTATCTGTTGCATTAAATATTAAAAATTCTGCACCATATGAATCTGCTTGAAAACCAGATATTGTATAGCCTTTCATTCTATTAAATGTAGGAGAAATTTGTGCATATAGAGCAGGGTATGCACGATCATATCTAATATCAAAATATGCACATTCACGCATTATTGTTCCAAATTCATCAAAATACATTTTATACTGTGGTGGTTGAATTGATCCTATACCAGACAAGTATGTGTTTTGTACTATACCGCTCATTGCATATTTTCTAAATGATTCATTTGCATCAATTTGTTTGTCTCCAAAGGCAGAAGATAAAGTTTCAGAAACTGCAAATACGCTATTTTGTGAATAATTTTCTGACAAAGCATATACATTTTCAAACATGCATTTTGAAGATCCACGAACAAATACCGCCATATTATTATAAATTGGTAATGGATCATTGTCATCTACAACTTTTATTAATTTATTATTAATATATAAATAAAATCTTCTAGTTTTTCCTATATCCTGATATTCAACAGATAAATCATATACCGTTGGATTTTCTTCTCCAGCCATCCTATACTGTCCAACAAACTTTCCATCATCAACAATTATGCTAGTAATTCCTCCCCAAAGCTTAATAGGAATGGCATTATTATTAGATGCGTCTTTTTTTATTTTATAAAAAACAATATTATTTATATTTACTGCTGCCTCTCCATCATTATCAAGTTTTAAATATGAATCTATATTTGTTTCTGTAAGAGCAACAATTTCAAAGTAGTATCCATTATTTGTTTCTGGATTAATTAATACACCAATACCGCCAGAACCTCCGCCGATATTTACATTTTGATCAGGTTTTACACCATTTACTTGAAAATATGATGTTGATCCAATAGGTGTTTGAACTCTGGTTTCATTATTTTCAATTTTTCCAACAATCCTCATTCTTGTTCCAAAATGTTTGTAAGCACCGTCTAAGTTTTTATATACATACGATATAAAATTTAGTGGGGTTTCTGTAGTTTTAAATGATGGTCCAGTCATAACTAAAGCAGAAGACTGCACCGTTCCAGATTGTGTTGATTTAATTTTACTAATGGATGTTTCACTTAAATAGCTAGTAGCCATAAAGTTTTTAATTATACCGTTTCTACTTGATTGTTCTGCTAATGAATTATTAACTCCTGCTGGCCCAGATGTTGTTGCTGGAACAGAGACATCTTCATCAAGTGTTGTAGTAAACAGGTACTGGGTTTCCATATTACAACCACGAACATGGGAATTGTTATACCAGTATGCATTAATTCCAGCGGTGTGTGAAACTACTGGGGTACCAAAACTACCACGCCCATGCTCATATACTGGCCCCTGCTGCAATCTAGTAATCCCTTCAACAGTTTCGTAATATGGCTGAGAGTATATTCTTACTAATCCCGTTGGATATATTTTTCCATTGAATGGAAGCATGCTAAAATATTTTTGATATTCTTGATTATTAGAAATCCAAACATTGCTTCCTCCATCCCTGTGCGTACTTAGCCAATTCAAAGTTAATGATTCTTTTTCAATAACAGCTTGGCTAGATGTTATTTGACCAGATTTTATCTTATTACTTATTTCTATATCAAATTGATTCTCTACTTCTGTTGGTATAGATTTCCCTGGCAAAATTATTTGAGGATAGGATGTATCAATTAAACCATTGTCTAAAATTGGATACCAAACTCCAAGACCAACATTAAATTGAACAGCATCATACTTAATAATTTCACCATTAGAATATAAATACCCTTGATATCTAGTTGAAAAATATACGCTTTCTCCAAGATCAATTGTATTATTTATTACAATACCGTTTGATACAGTTGGTAGTTGATTTGATAAATCAGAATTTAATGGCATAGCCCCAAGAACATAAGATCCTTGTTTTGATGGTATTTCATTAATGGTCTTATTCTGTTCATCTCCAGAAACCTCCCATAGCAATGATGGTTCATAAACCCAAACCTTTTCACGATCTACCAGATTTTGTTCTCTAATTGATCCATAAGATCTTTTTATATATCTGCTAGTATATGAAATTTGTCCATCGTTATATACCCGTTTATCTTGAGACGATATTGAAATAATATTTGGCAAGTTTCCAGATGTAGCATTTTGTATAATTCCAGAATCCGTTTGATTATTAGATCCAGAAAGAGTAAAATCTAGTTCTCTATCGCCCTCTTCTGGCATTATATAATTTTTACTCATAACAATAAAATTATTATATTCATCAAAAAACATCGCAGACTGTGTAGATATTGCTAACTGATTTAACACCTCAGCAACATTTTGATCTGGCGCTATAAAGAAAAATGGAATTATAGGATCACTTTCTCCAGATATTCTTTTAAAGGTATAGTTTGTAAATCCAATAAAGTCTAACAATGTTGATACTGCAACACTTAGTGATGTCTGTGTTAGCAAAAGTTGTGGAGCTGGCATTGATTCTAAAAAGAAATAAAAATCTCTAAGATTTATTGATATAGTGCCTGCAGTAATATCAGCCTGCGGCATCCCCTCTGAATATAGTGTTTTAATAGGTATAAAATAATCTGCATCATTAACATTTAATATTTTTTCATAAAAAGAAAATTTAATATTTTTTTGTAAATATGGAGCAACTATACTAAGCGGATTATTATAATTAAAATATTGTTGTTCATCAAAAATGCTTATGGATCCAGTTGAGGCTAAAAGTTGTCCTACAGGTAATGATGTTATACCTATATCAGACAATATTTTATTAACTCTATACTCTATTACTCTATCAGATATATCAGAAACAAGTCTTGGAGACATTTCAATTAAATCAAAAGTGCTATCAAATTTATTCATTATTTCAACAATAACTCTGATACCCTGTATAAATTGCATCTCTCTATATTCTGTATCTCCAGTTAATGGATTAATATATGTATTTAAATAACTAAAATCTGTAACAAAATTACTTTTATTAGAAATCTCTTCTGATCCAAGGCTCCATCCATATGTTGGTATAAATGTTTGATACCCCGATTGAGTATAAATATAAAATGTACCAATTGAGTTTTCATCTTCAATAACTAAATAAGAATCTCCTATGTTGGCGTTTAATGGTAATAATGTTGAAGAAGATAAAGTTTCTTTAAAAGAAAAAATAGATTTATAATCATTTGGAACTACTAGACCATACTGTATTTCAACATATCCATCAGATTTTATAATTGGCGATCCATATTCTCTTGTACTATTTTCATTAAATGCTATTGCATCTATCCAATTATTATTAACCAAATATTGAATTTTCCATCTAGATGGAGTTGATTTATTTTGTTCTCCAAATAATGGATCATCAATTTGTCCAGTTTGTGTTATGTATGGACCAAGGTTTACTGTTCCAACGTTTGTTTGCATTTTTATAATAATTCTATTGGATGGCACTGGATTTTTATAAACTACAAACGGTACAGCGTCATCAATATAATTTAGTCCAT